CAAAAAATGTAGGGGTCATCCTATCGCGCTTAGAACTATTGCATTGAGAGCAGCAAGCCACCATATTAGAAGCTTCATCAGTTCCACCCTTGCTGATAGGTATCAGGTGATCTACTGTGTTGGCTTCTTGACCGCAGTAATGGCAGGTATTGTAATCGCGTTGCAATACTTGCAATCTAGTTCTCTGGTAATAGGTTGAGTTATATCTTCTACTCAATGCCAGCCCCGAGTCTCAAGGTGATGAAGTGCATCGCAAGCATCGATATATCTATGACGCAGATACTTGATATGAGCATCTATCTGACGCCGAGGGCTAAGGTCTCTATACCAAGTAGAACGCATCTGACCAAGGCCATAATGAGAGCCGTTACGAGCCTTATAATTCCATCTACTCTCTTTATAAATTAACCAGTTATAACATTGGAATTCTGACCAATCCATTTTATTGTATGCATAAAGCTTGAGATTCATATCTGCATTTGCTGGCTTTGGATTGAATATTGAAAGTAAAGCAGCTATAACGCCTGTCGCTATCAAGCGAAGGCAATGGCCCCCCTCAACCTCTGTTGCAGGGCCAGCTGCGCGCCCGCACTGTGGCGAGAGTGTAGCACCTAAGTCAAGTCGATTTAACATAAGTCCTGTTCAGAGCGGTGTTTCATATCCACCCCATCTGGCATATCCATATGATCATCTACATCTCTCCAGATTGGATATATATCATCTTTCATTCTAACTCCCATATTTTCTTAAATTCTAACTGGCCTGATTGAAACGCGTTCTTCAGCGTTTCTTTGCCATCACTATGGAACTTAGTCATTAGATAAGGCTCTGACTGACTGCCTTCTAACCAATCAATTACTTCACCATTTGGATCAATAACTATATCGTCCAGATAATTGAACTTATCCAATATCGCATCAACTGATGACTCTCTTACCGATTCAACTATTTCGCTGGGGATATTAGCTTTAACCCAATCAACGAATCGCTTATCTGACTTGATAACCCACTTGAATTTAGGCTTAGTAGTAGTTACATATGCAATCACATCATCGCCATATTCAGCTTTGACTCTATCTGCCCCAATAGCGTCCATCTCGGCCTGCAGTGCAGCTCTTAGCCTATCCTTGGCCTTCTTAGCCTCATCAGCTATTAGGCTGACTGCCGCTAGTTCCAGACTCAGTTCCTTGATTCCCATTCCTGCGCTCCCTTTCTTTAGCTCTTCTTAACCTGACCTCAAGTGATTCCAGGTTGATACCGCAATCTTTAGCAATAAACTCCTTATCAAATCCCCATTCCATCAGCTGACGGATATATCTAATAGAATGGGGTTTGCTCATTTGTCCTTCCCTGCCCAGCCTTCGCCTTTAAAGTGGATTGGATTGGGTCTCCAGACTCTCCACATTGCAACGCTGCAATTATCGCAGATTACTAAATTTCTTAAGGTAATTGGCTGATATTGCTCTTTTGTCGCCTCGCATTTATCGCAGCGATATTCATAAAGCGGCATTATAAGGTCTTTCTTTTGTCTCATTACCAGTCCAATAGCGTTCTGATATTTCTTCCAATCCAGCAGCTAATCGGCATATTCGACACTTTGCTGCCTTCATCTTCCATTTACCACATTGGTCGCACCGGACAATATCGTCCTCTTTGGCAGTTACGCGATCTGCTGGATAAATGATTCTTTGCATAAAGCACCTTTGGCATTCAACTAGCCAGACTTCTTCAGGTGCTTCAGCAATATCTGTTGAATCGTATTTATGCAGCTCAATATGCGGAGTAACTAGCTTGCAATTTGAGCAGATAAATGGATGAGCATCTTGCTTCATTTCTGAAAGACCCAATGCCCATCTGAACCAATACGCATCCACTTAGCAGGATGACCAGATTTAGGTGTTGGACATACCCAGCCCCTATATTCCTTGCCTTCTTTAGTGCCAGTCTTTAGCACCATTGGCCCATCGCCACCAGAGCAAAGCGGTATCTCATCAATTATCTCAGCACCTAATTGATTTGCGATTGCACTTACATCCCAGACAATTGGCTCAGGATCATTAGGGCGTTGCTCTTTTATGAATTCCGCAAGAGCTGGCTTAGTCGTTTCAATTGCCTTCTTTGGGCTTTGTTTAGTCTTAGCGAAGTATCCAGCGAGGTTAAGTGCGCGTCCCAACGATCCAGTTTCCGCAAGCTCGAGTGCATATTGCTTGGATTTAGACTCACTGGATAAACCTGTAGTCCAAGGATGTGCGTCAGCTTCAGTGCGATATAACTCAGTTTTAATGATATAGACATCACAATTAGCCACAAGCGACTCCGCCAAGATATGAGTCTTGATTCGATAATCTGGATAAGCATTTATAAACTCCTTTAATCGGTCTTGAACTGAAACATAATCATCAAGGTAATTCGACATTTAACTTCTCTCTCCCTGCGAAATTACTTATCGCATCTTCTAGTTGTTCTTTCAATGAATAAAATGTGCCATCTGGCCAGTTCTGTGCTTCATCGGCGCAAGGCTGGCAATAGAACCTAACCTGTGCTTTTCGAAGCGGTGTCTCGCTTTGGACTTTCCAAACTGCTGGAGTCATAGCTCTTAAATCCCAGCCGTTCTTATTTGCTCCCCAGCGATATTTGCAGTAGTCGCAGTATTGATTTTGATTATGATTGCGAGTCAGACTCAATGTCGTCCCAATCTTCTGGAGTAGAAAATCTGCATCGACCCAAGATAGCGGCGTATCCAATGAGATCGAGATACGAATCCTCGCGCTCTGGACTTTCCACCATTCTTGAGAGTTTTGTTGCAATAGCAATAAGTGCCAATTCAGATGGGTCTCTGAGCTGAATACCGAGTGCTCTCGCGATTTTGTAAATGCGTAGAAAATTGTGCCTCGGGTCTCCATACTCAATCCCTCGGTCGAATAAGGTAGCACCAGCTTCTTCAAGCCATTCACTTAACGATTTCTGTGTATCGGACACTTGACCTGCCTCTCTTATAGCCTTCATTAAAAGCTTTGGCTTTGGCTGAAGTAAATAAACTCCAGATATAAAGGCCGATAAATGGAACTCCAATGATTATTCCTACTACTGCTTCATCAGATAAATTAGGCAACATCTGCGCTCACCCCATATTTATCAAGCCAATATGCAGAGATTTCAGCCTTAGATAAACGGCCTCTTAGCTGCTTCTTACCCATCCGCTCTTTAGCGAATCGTCTGATTATTGATCCCTTAACCCAATTTGTCTCATCAGTCCAAGCACCAGCTTGCGAGTCAAATCGAATAAGAGCTACTTTATTTACCATTTTGCTCCCGTTCTGTAATCCGTAAATGGATTAACGGGCTAAATGTATTTGATTAAATCTATTTAGACCAGCAATAAGTCGGCGAGTCGTATATCTAAAAAACCAGCAAGTCGCTCATTGGTGGCTTTATTGCCGAAGTCAGTAGTTATAGGCAACCGCTTTAAAGCCCATTCAGGCTCGATTAGAGCCCCTAAATCAAACTGATAGACCCCGTGAGGGGTTGAATTGATATAAAGGGTCTTAGCGCCCGTTCTAGCCCTTATATCGGCCAAATAATCCCACTTCTTCTTCTCAATCAAGAGTGTGGGGTAATGAGTCCGGCGGCACTTCATTTCGATATAAGCGTCGTAGGTTATGCCGTCAGCTCGGTCGGTTGCCGATAGAGGCGTCAAGTCTGGATAAAGCGACTTGAGAGCCTCAAAGAGCTCAACCTCTCGAAAGTAGATTAGTTGTCCTCTTCTCCATCTTCCCAACCAATCTTCTTAATTGGGTCATCGGCAGGGACTATCCAATCGGGATAAGAGCTGCGATCCATAGCAAAGGCCAAGGCAGTTCCCTCATCCATCCCTGCTCTGCGACAAGCTTTATAAACTTCATTGGCAGCAATAGCCCAGAAATCAAGCTTTGTTAATGGGGTTTCTTTAGTAGTCCTGCGTCTCTTTGGACGCTTGACTGGCTTCTTACTTACGCGCTTTCGCGTTGCCATTTCTGACCCCTTTCGCTAGGGCCAATTCTAGCTGAGACTCCATTTTATCAAGGCGCGACACTATTGGAATATTCTCCAATTTAATTATGTAGCGAAGGCCAGCAATCAGTAGAGCAATAGATCCCAATACTGAGGCAACTAAGGTTGCAAGCTCGGGCGCTGGCATTACTTGAC